GGTTTCGGAGCAGGTGCTGGCTCCGGTTTCTTACCCAATTCGGGGTGCTTCAATTTAAGTGCATGAGTAAGGAACTTCCATGCCTTAAAACTTCTTTTTACCGAAATAGCGTGAATAGCATCTTTCGATCCTACAATATTCATATATGATTTGTAGTCAATATCAAGAGGTAGCTCAAACTCTTTAAAGTGCTTATATGCTGTGTCCAGCACAAGTTGCTTTTGTCGAACTGCCATTAATCTTCTCCTTCTTCAATAGGGCGACCACCCTCGTCTGGATTTGTTGCACTTCCTGCAATATTTGCAGGTACTCTTAAGTCATCAAATCCTTCAATCAGCTCGAAGTTAAGTGCTTCACGAGCTTCGTTTGGACTAATAATGCCAGTATTAACAAGAGCTGAGTAATACTGTGCTTGATCTCGAAGTTCCGGCTGCAGTGCTGGAATTTCAGTCACGTCTTCGGTTAACTCAAAACCAAAATATCTTTCAAGAGCAAGGTTAATTTTTTGTACTATGGGAAGAATTGTCTCAAGGTAGTACATTCGCATATTTGGGCGAAGATTTGCATTATTACCTGAGTCAAGCATGATCGGGGGTATACCCAGAGCTTTTAGAATAATCTTCTCATTTTCAGAAATTGCCGCTTGAAAATCTAATTCTCTGAAGTTTACATTTGAGATGGAATCTACTTCAATTCCGCCATCAAGAATAAGAGGTCTACGACCCCCTGCATCAGGACGGTATCGGGCTGTCCAAGATTGAATCATGCGCTCTTTAATTTTTTCAGACAAGGTGTTAGGAGACTTAAGTACAAGACCCGGAACAGCTCCATTCTTAAAGAAGTTGTCTTGGAAGTCCCGCATATTCTTCATAAGAACCATTGTCCGGAGCGCAGGCTTCAATCGAGAAACTCCTCTATAGATTGAGTAGAAAGAGTTTTCCTTAATATGAATAATCTCACTTGGAGAATAATTCACAGCTTCATTATAAGTAAACTTATCAATATAAGTTGTTTCACTTGCATGAATAGTCATTTTACTTGCAGGCAAGTGATAAAGATGTACTCCATCGAAGTAAATAAAGACGTTTCCATCTATAATATAATCTGTAATTAGATTCCGACGAAATGTGCTAATATCCTGAAAAAGGTTTGGTTCTTTGTTCAAAAGAAGATTTACTCTTGAACGCTTAATGCCTTTTACTACACTATTCCCAGGAGATTGTAGTCCGACTTTTACATCTATCTCTGCACAATCGTCTACAATCATATTTACGCCACGATTAACGATTTCTAAATCTTCATACGCTCGCTCGTAGCTAAACGTAGGCTCTCGTGACGAGATAGTTTTCTCGGTAAAATATGGCTGTGCAGGATTTAACTTTTCCTCCACATCTTTATTCTGCCAAAAGTTATACCAAGCCATGCTTTCCTCTTTGAATCTCTACCCAACGTTTTTGTTTAGGCGCTGAATGTAGTGTTGGGTTACGCCCATAAATTGAATGCAATTTTAAGTGGTGCGCATGACATATTGTGACAGTTTCATCATACAACTCTTCAATATGCTCGTTAATAAACTCATCTCTAAAGTCCCGAATATCCTCCATGTGGTAACCTTTTTCTTTAACCCACTTTTGAAGGAGAGGACTCAAACTGTAATAGTGATGAAAGTCGAGTTCAGTATCTACGCCACAAATGTAGCACTCTGACCCTTTCTCATACCTTGCTTTTGCTTTGTCCCGAATATACTTTACGGGATCTCGTTTTAGCTCTGTCATCTTTGAATCTATTACTTTTAATAACGAAATTATATCGTGAGGGAACTAAATTGTCAACTACTATTTTTCTGTGGTCCCTTCAGAAGCCCGTAGAAGAAGTTTCAAATGAATATAACGCATATCGAAGTGCATCTGCCATGTGTGATGCCATATTGTGTTTTGGTTTTTCTCGTGCTAGATTTGGATTGGGGTCCCACTGATACTGGTCAAGAGCAGAAAGACTTTCCTTGCATCTTTGGTCTACTACCAATTTATCATTGTCAACAATGCCAGCCACATGAGCAATACCATCAAGTACAGACTTCTTGGCATTTGTGGTAGTAATATCAAAGTTCTGAGCAAAGTCAAATCGAGTTTGCTGAGCCGCTGAGTCAATGAAGATATAATCAATATCCCACTTTTCCATAAGTCTACGAATCTCTGTCGCGTGTTGTTCAGTAGTTTTTTCAGCATCTAAGTACTCGTCGAGTAAATAGTACTTTTCTTCGTCCCAGTCGTACGCCAAAACGCAAAAGGCAGTGGGATCTCTATACCCCACATCAAGCCCAGCGAATATATCCATGTTTGAAATTTGGAATTCTTCCAAGTTCTCAATACACTCTTCGTGGTTAAAGTTCCAAATCTGTCCCTCATAGGTATTGAAATCGGCTTCATATTCTTGTTTGAATTCGGCTTCGGACATACTTTTTCGAGCTTCCGAGATATCGCTTTCAGACATGCGAGGATTATCCTTATAAGTTGCTCGTATCGAAGCCCACTCTGGAAATTCATCTGTAAACCCCCTATTAAAAAATTCTGCAAACCAGTTATTTTTTCCTCGAGGAGTAGAAATAAAAAGTGCTTTTGAATTATCTTTGTCAAGTGTAGGACGTAGTGCAACATTGAAAGCTTCTTTTCCATCTGCCAACGCTGCTTCGTCAAATATAATAAGATCGTAACTTCTGCCTACACAGGAATCGACCTGATTGATGGATCCCATCCGAATGGTGGAACCGTTAGTTAGCTCAATTACTTTATCTTTCGCATTATCCTTTGCAACCTCTAAATCAAAATGTTTGATAAGCTGTCGCTGAAGGTCGAAAGAAATCTGAGACAAGGCGTAGTTCGGAGACATAATTAATATGTGTGAACCAGGAACTAGTGATACTAGCTGCCCAATTATATTTGCGATATACGTTTTGCCTTGCCTTCGAGAAATAGCTGCCGTGACAAAACGGTATTTATTGTTATTAATCGCATTTATGATCGCCATTTGAGACGGAAGAGGTGTAACGCCGAGTAGATCCAAATAAGGATCTACTGGAAGTTTGAGAAACCTCGTCTCAGATTGAAAATCGACAATGTGCTCGGAGATTAAATCTCTTCTACTTATTTCTACTGCCATGTTACCTTCTTATTTTTCTTTGGCTTTTCCGATATTCAATGCAAATACATCAATCCACTTATAAAACTTTGCCCATAGTTTATCATCCATAGGCGTGGGAGTTGTTGCTGCAATTGCAGAACAAACACAACAAATTACAGGAAGTGCATATAGTATGTCAAACACTGTTAAAATAAAACTGATCATTTCTTACCGCTCCATGCTTGGGCACCAAAAAAGGCAGCCACTAAGCCTGCGACAGCGACAAAGTATGTCGGTGCCATATCACCAAGAATGCTGGAAGCTTTTTCTAGCCCAGCAACATCAGCAATAACAACAGCGAAGGGATACAACAACATACCAGCAAGAGAGAACCAAGCCATATTTCGTTGTGCATCTCGCATTGCATCTTGATCTTCAAGTTCTTTACGTTTAAACTCAAGATACAATGCCTCTTCTTCGGGACTTACTTTGCCATCCCCATTTGAATCTGCAGGATGAAAACTTTTTTCTTCACTCATTACCACTTCACCTTGTCAGCCCAGTATGCTGCCGACATCTTGCCCTTTGCAATGTTTCTACGATGACGAGCCTTAAAAGATGCACGCTTTTTCTTCATTGCTGTAGACTCTCCTTTCCTCGGCTTTCCTGCAGTTTTTGCTCCCTGCTGACCGAAACGAATAGTCTTAATTTTTGACCCAACTTTTGCCACAACAATATGTGACTTTTTTGGATGGCTAGGAGTACGTTTTGGTTTATTAAACCCCGGTACTCCTGCTCTCTTTAAGCGAGGGTCTCGCTTTTTACCTTTTCTTTTTGCCGCCACGTCTCATTCTCGCTTTCCGCTTGGTGAAAGTTTTCACCATAGTCGGCTTGCCACCTGGGTTACCTGCTGCTCTCTTACGACGAATCGCAGACCTTTTCTGCGCTTTTGTCATGCGAGCAGCTTTTGAAGCAGGCACACATTTAGGGTACTTTCCTTTTTTCGAAGTTTTACGGCCACAAGGCATATATCCCCCGCCCTTTTTTGGACGAGAGATATCTACCCACTTCTCTTTAAACCATTTTGTTAAACCACCACTTGGTTTACGTGCCATTTACTTTTTCCTGCGCTTCTTCATAATGGCTGCACGAAGTGCTGGAGGTAACTTTTTCTGCTTTGCAGTCAAACCTCCCATAGACTTTTTCTTTTTACCACCGCGCTTTTTGCCTTTCATTGGCTTTTTCTTTTTACCATGTCCATAATGTCCTGGCATTATTTACTCCCCATGCGGTATTTACCGCCTCGTGCCTTGTAAGTTTTCACAAGCCACCCATTTGCGTAAGCTGAAGGATATACCTTAAACTTCCTCTTTGCTTCCGCTTTCACTCTCGAGTACAACTTCTTGTTTGTCGGCACTGGTTTCTTTTTTGCCGTTTTACGTCTTCGACGAGCTGCCATCTAGTTTCTCCATGTAGCAATTATGCTTCTAGGGAAGATAAGAATACTTTTCTTTCCAGTGCTCTACTTCATCTAAGTAGCAATTATGCTTCTGGCTTTGAGCCCACGAAAGCTCTTGAATTAAACGATTATACCATTGTTTATCGTATTCATTATGAGCTTTATTCATATCTTCCGAGAGCTGAGATATGCGAACCTCAAGATACTCGTAAATATCTGGTTGCCTACCGCGTCTCATTTACCAAGAAACGCCAGTGCCAGACGTAGGTGTAGCTTTCTCTGCGATCTGTGCATCAATAGCCGCCTCTGTAGCCGCTACTTGCTCGTCACCCAGAGCTGCCTTAGCCCAGCCAACAGCCGTAGCTTCAGTAATGTCAGCCCACTCTACAAACGACTCACCCGGAGCCTCAAGGCCAACAGTGCCATATGAAGAGCCAGAGTTATCTCCGTCCTCTTTAGATACACGCCAGTGTACGGTATTGACTACGTTGGTGTGTCCGTCTTGTGAAACGGTGTAGTCCATTGCTGATAC